CCTGCTGGCTCCAAAGGGCCAACGAGATTTGGTTGGCAACAACCAGAGAAGGCATTGTCAGATCCAGATGCGGCGCGACAGTAATATGAGCAGAACCCGACCCACAATGTTGGTCTACTACATGGTGCGTCAGGAACCTGCGCCGTAGACATCGATCACGTCGAGAATACCAAGCTGATCTTCGAGGAGCTGGGCATAGATTTCTCTGAGCTGATGCAATCTGCACCACAAATCATTGGGCGTGAAAATCGTGGCAAGCTGATATTCAAGGCTCCACCTGATTTAATCACACACAAGATATCGTGGCCTGTAGAGGGAGATCCACGCAAGACCGAAGTGGTATTTGAATTACGCGCAGGCTCAGTCCAAGATGTGTTGCCGCCAAGTATTCACCCAGATACAGGTAGGCCATACGAATGGGCAGGCCGCTCGATCTTCGATGGATTGCCAGAGCTACCGCCACAGCTCCTGACATTGTGGAGAGACTGGGATAAGTTTCGTCCACAGCTACAAGACATCTGCCCTTGGAAGAAGAAGGCAGAGTTCCAGCCAACACGAAAGCCACGCCCAAAAGGCAACAACACATCCGTGATCGATCAGTTCAATGACGCGCACGATATGCACACCCTGCTGGTTCAGTATGGATACAAGCCAACGTCTAGGGATCGATACCTATCTCCCAACTCTACGTCAGGCTTGGCAGGTGTAAAGTTATTTGAGGATGGCAGAGCTTACAGCCACCACGCCTCCGATCCGTTTGATAATGCACATACCTTTGATGCATTTGAATTGTGGTTACAGTTTGAACATATGGGAAACGTACAGAAGGCGGTCAAGGAAGCCGCCCAGATTTTGAATGTAACCCAAGACCCAGACCACGAATATGATCGTGAGGCAATCGAGCATGGCGCACGAGTCGCCGCAAATATTATGACTACCCCGAAAATAGGCGGCCATTTTCAGGATAGTCCGACTGGCAATATCCCAGAGCATTTATCAAGTGTCCCCGGTATTCTTCAGGATGTGGTTAATTACTACACTGTATCTGCAATCAAACCCCAACCTCAGTTCGCAGTTCAGTGCGCCCTAGCATTTGGATCGGTAGCGATGGGACGCCGCTGGGTTACAGACCAGCGCAACTTCTCCAGCCTCTACTTCCTAAATATTGGTGAGACAGGATCTGGAAAGGAACACACGAAGACTGTCATCGAGGAATTACTAGAGCAGTCTGGATTGGATGATCTAATTGGCCCAGCAGGTTACACGTCAAGTGCAGGTGTTTTGTCTACACTAACTAAAAAGCCAACGCATGTATCTGTAATTGATGAACTTGGGCGACAGTTAAAGGCGGCCTCTGCAAAAGGGATGCAACATAAAGCTGACGCAATAACTGCGATTATGGAATGTTTTGGACGCCAAGATGGTACACTAAGACAGCAGGGATACGCCACCAACACCATGAAATCAGCAGACGCAGATAAATTAGAAAAAGTTATAAAGCGCCCATCTCTCACATTGGTTGGCATGTCAACGCCATCAGAGTTCATGCAAGCTATTGGTGGCGGTGATGTTGCATCTGGATTGCTCAATCGTTTTATAATTGTGAAGTCTGAAATTGGTGTGCAGATGTCCCAGAAGAAACGTAGGTCAACAATCTCTGATCGGCTATCAGCTTGGGCAAAGTCTCACGCAAATGCAAATGAAGGTGACTTAGATACTGGCAATAGCCATGACATGCCGCCACATCCAATCGAAGTTGCATTTAGTCAGGAAGCTGAAGATCTTTTGCGCAATTACGAGGAGCGTCTAGTAGCCGCAATTAAGAAGGAAACAGGCACAGGTCTGGAGGCTATGTACAATCGATCACGCGAAATTGCAATGCGTCTAAGTCTGATTGTGGCTCGGTCAATGGGTCAGGATGAAATAAGTGCAGATGCAATGCAGTGGTCAATAGAATATGTGGATTACTATGCACTACAAACTATCGAAATGTTTAGGGCAAACATGGCTGAAGGCCCATTTGAGGCGGCATGTAAGGCAGTATACGCTCGCATTGAAAAGGCTGGATTGATTGGATTAACTGAGCGTGAATTATCTAGAAGCGTATCTGCATTCGCTAATATGGATCGACGCAAACGTGCAGACATTCTTGATGCACTACAGACTGACAGAGGCATTGAGTGTAGAAATCAAAACGAAGGTGCAAAAGGGCGTCCACGCTTCGCTTACTTTTCACCACCAATAAACTAGGAAAAACAAAATGGCTAAATGGGTAATGAACAAAATAAAAACACGCGCTGATATATTAGATACCGCCAAGAAATTGGTAACAAAAGATCGTGCCTCTGATCATGGTGACATGGAAAGCAACTTCACTATGATTGCAGATCTATGGTCTACATATACTGGAGCAGATATTAAGCCACACGATGTGGCAGTAATGATGAATTTATTAAAGGTAGCACGCATAAAATCTAATCCAGATCACGACGACAACTGGATAGATTCGTGTGGATATATGGCATGTGGCGGAGAGATTTCAAAAGAATCCGATAAAATGCCGATGATAGAAAAGACAACTGGTAAATTTGTATCGTGACCTTCTGGCATGTATTAATTATCTCTTACGCAATTATTCCTGATAGTGGTGTATTTACTACAAAGGAATACATGTACAAAGATTACCAAACTTGCATAAAAGTAAGCGATAGAATTTATCCTTTAATATACAAAGATTATCCTGATAGTATGGCTACCTGCGTTAAAACAAGTGTTATTTCCAACGCGCCAATGCCTAAGTTAAGGCCAAAAAATTTAGGAAAGTAGTCGTGCAAGGCGGCGGTAAAATTCGTATTAATGTTAGCGCATTTGGTAGCGAGTTTACCTGAGTGCCAATTGATCACGTTAGTTTGCCCGTAACGATTGATTTTGGAAACCGCCTTACCTTATTATCATAAACTAACTGAGGGTATCGTCAAACAAAAAAAGACCCACCGTTGCAGTGCGAAGCCTAGCCAAGTGGGTCAGTATGATGAGGTTTTTATTACAGGTGAAATAAAACCTACGAGCAATATTGTATATATATCACAGCGCCAACATGATTACAACAACCATCAATAGTGTAGTCACCATAAGGACGCCTGTTAGAATTTCGTTACCACCACTAAGGCTTATATTTTCTGGTTCCTCGTTGTGTATATCGACGTGGCCTCTTAGGTTAATTGACACCCAATATCCACTCTCAATAGGTATCTCACCGCGCTGGGTGTAAACCCACAGGGCATTGCTACCTTTGCGCTTGCCAGTGTTTTCTTGAACCCAATCTGGGAAGTCTCCATTAAATCCATTAAACTTCCAGCTTTTAATAATCATTATGTATTTTCTCCTAATCTTCTTTAAAAATTTGATTTGCCATTTCCAATGTGATTTCAATAGTCGAAACTTTAAAGTCACAATACAAACAAGACCTTCTACGCCTGACTGTAGCAAAGCCATACAGAATGTGTTCGCGGCTGTCTGGTATCTTTGTTTTTTTCTTGCAGTTAGGACAATTACTTATAGATATTTGTTGCATCACATCACCATCCAAACCAACGCTTAAACCAACTACGCTTTGGCTCTGTGGCAATGTAGGCACGCGCACGTTCTTCAACAGTGGCAATAATCTCATCACGTCCGTCAGGCTCTCCAAACTCAACAGCAATATCTTCTATAGATACCTTTTGACTAACAATACCGTAAGGTATCTCGTTTTGGTATATGCGATTAACTACAGATGAGGGCGTGCGATTTAATGTTTTGGCGATTTCCTTAGTTGGTACTTTAGCTTCGCGCATCAAAACAAGCTCGGCATCGTCCGCCATACTCCAATGTTTATATGTTCTATCAGTCATAATGTATTCCTTTTTGAATAGTGGGGAGCCGAAGCCCCCCTGATTGGTTATTATTTAAAAGTGTCAAATTCATTAGGCTCAACTTCGTAAGCTATATGTTTTTTAACAAGAGATCCGACACAGCCTTTGATTTGAGAAATTGATAAATCACAGTGATCAGATATTCCTGAAACATGAACACAATATATGTCTTCTGATGCTATAGCTTCGTTTATTGCGTTGAAAACTGTTGTTTCCATTTGAGTCATTTGAGTTGTCATTATACTGTCTCCTCTAATGCTTCAGCAATTTGATCTACAGTTAATATCTCAGTTCCCTCAGACAATTTAGAAATTTTAGTTAAAAGATATTGAATGTTGTTATTAGCCATTTCAGCTTTCTTAGCTTCAGCAAATATTTCTTTGTGAAGGTCAGCTATTTTATCAGCCAAAGTTGGTGGGTTATCTGCAATAGCTTGCATTCTTCTGCCAACAGCAGATCGTTGATCAAATTTGCCATTTTTAGTTGTGTTTAACATTTTATAATTCCTTTTTTTTCTCTCTATACATACTATATATAGTATAAGAATACTAATTGCAATACCTTTAGCAAATAAATATTACAGTATGTGCAAATTAATTTTAAATCGATCAAGAACGGATTAAGAAATATTTCATGCTAACGGCGTTAACGTGATTTTTATTTATGGCAGTATTTATGGCAGTATTTTTGGCATACTATTTTTAGGTCTTTTTACTAATAAAATAAGGGCGAAACCGATTTTTGGCATTTTTGGCATATATGGCATGTACCCCCTAATACACCCCCCCCTATTTTTACCCCCCCATACCTATACCTGTGGGGGAGAGGGGAGGGGTATGACAGTATGACAATAATAATAATAATATATATATATATATAATATACCTATAAGAATAAGGAGTATCAGTAAGATCATTTATGGCAGATTTGGTATATGCCAATAATATGACATAAATGCCATTAATCAAAAATCTACTGCTATTGATGGCGTAGGGGTTATAGTCTATGATTCCCTCCATACAGCTCACCACTGCAAGAAAGGTTGCATCAAATGGCAGACGCCAAAATTAAAAATCTAGTCGGTAGACCGAAGTTCGAGATCACCGATGAGGTTTTAGATAAAGTTCAAAATCTTATGACCAAGGGATTAACGAAAGAACAGGCCGCTGGAATGCTAGGCGTTTCACTTTCAACTTTCATGCTTCATCAGTCGCAAAATTCGGAATTTTCGGATGCTATTAAAAGAGGGCAGGCTCAAGGAATTGACGCCGTGACTAACGCTCTCTTTGAAAATGCCACTGTGGATCGCAACGTGCCGTCCATGATATTCTTCTTAAAGAACCGAGCAGGTTGGGTAGATAAGACAGAAACAAAAATTCATGAGGATAGAACTTTAACCCTCGACTTAACAAGGATTGGCACAGATGAACTCACAGCAATTGAACACGCTTTTATCAAATCTAACGCTGGAGCAGGTCAGGGCCGAGAAATACCGCAGATCATTGAGGGAGTTTACGAAGGCGTCATGGGGGACGATTGAGCCGGGGGTTGAATTTAAAAACAACTGGCACATCGACGCAATATCTGATCACCTTCAAGCTGTAGTCGAGGGCGACATCAAACGCCTGATCATTAACGTACCGCCTCGCCATATGAAATCTATTAGCGTGGCTGTCGCTTTGCCAGCGTGGACGTGGGCGCACCAACCTCAAAAAAAATTCTTATATGCATCCTATGCATCTAGTCTGTCGATCAGGGACAGCACCAAGTGCAGAAGGTTAATCGACAGTCCGTGGTATCAGGCGCACTTCGGCGATAAGTTTAATTTGACCGACGATCAAAACCAAAAGCAGAGATTTGAGAACGACAAGACAGGCTATCGAATCGCAACGTCAGTTGGTGGTGCGTTAACTGGTGATGGTGGTGACATAATTTGTATCGACGACCCACATAACTCTATTGAAGCAGACAGCTCTAAAGTGCGTGAGGGTGTGTTAGACTGGTGGGATCAGGCCATGCAGACACGGCTCAACGATCCTAAGACTGGTGCGTTTATAATTATTATGCAAAGATTACACGAGCAGGATCTCACAGGCCACGTCTTGGCAAATCAACTTGGTGATGAGTGGGATCACCTAATGTTGCCTGCTCGGTACGAAGTAGGCGCTCCGAATCCGATGAAGTCGTCACTTGGGTTTACAGATCCACGCACCAAGGAAGGTGAGTTGCTGTGGCCTGATCGTATTGACGAGAAAACTTTATCAAACCTTGAGCGCAGTCTTGGATCATATGCCGCCGCTGGTCAATTACAGCAACGTCCATCTCCAAAGGGTGGCGGAATACTTAAAGCATCGTGGTGGGTTCCGTGGGATGGTGACCTCCCAGAAGTCGAATATGTTTTACAGTCATGGGATACAGCGTTCGAGGCCAAGGAAAGCTCTAGCTTTAGTGCTAGGACAACTTGGGGAGTGTTTCGTCACAAGGGCGCAATGTGCGCCATCGTTCTAGAATGTTGGTACGACAAGGTCAGCTACCCAGATTTACGAAAAATTGCACAGCAATCATATGACGATTGGGAGCCAGACGCTGTGTTGATCGAGAAGAAGGCGTCAGGTCAATCTTTACTACAAGATTTGCGTATGGCTGGTGTGCCTGTTGTAGCCTATTCACCTGACCGAGATAAGGAAGCTAGAGCGCATGCAAGCTCCGCTCTTTTAGAGGATGGAAGAATTTACTACCCATCTGATAGAAAATGGGCTAAAGATTTAATAGACATTTGCGCCGCATTTCCTGCACACCCAAATGATGACGTGGTGGATACATGCACACAGGCGTGGTTGCGATTAAGAAAAGGATGGTTCGTTGGGCATAGTGAAGACCCTGAAGATGACGAGCCAGTACAAACACAGAGGATGACAATGTATGGCTGATCCAAATATTATACCTTTTGCTGAAGGTGCGCCAAGCGATGATCTAATGATTGAGGAACTCGCAGATGGCGATGTCCTAATAGGTGACCCTGAATTAGATATGATGGATGAAGTCGATACGGCTCAGTTTGATATAAATCTAGCCGAAGCAATGGACGATAAAGAACTTGCACGAAAAGCGCAGGAGTTAGTTGGCTATTACGAAAACGATGAGCAGGCTCGATCTGAGTGGAAGGAACGCTACAAGGAAGGGCTTAAAACGCTTGACCCTGATGGCGGAATGCAGGAGAGCGAAGAAGAGCGAGCAACTCGCGGTCTGTCTGTCGTTGTCCACCCACTAATTGCTGAAGCCGCTACACAATTTAACGCCAAGGCAATCGCAGAGCTGTACCCATCAGGTGGCCCAGTTAAATCGGTTATCGTTGGTAGCCCAGACGAAGAGCTAGAGGAGCAAGGTCGCAGAGTTCGTGAATTTATGAATTACCAGATCACACAGGAAATGCCTGAGTATTTCCCTGATCTAGACCAAATGCTATTTCACCTGCCACTAATCGGTCACACCTTCAAGAAGGTTTGGTGGAACGTAAACATGGATCGTCAATGCTCTGACTTTGTTAAGGCTGAAGACTTCGTGGTCGCTCCAGAGAGTAAAGACTTATATACGTCACCACGATACACGCACATTATCCGTATGCCAAAGAACGACTTCAATCGTTACGTCCAGAATGGATATTACCTGCCAACCAAATATGCTGGCGGAGATTCACTAGATCCATCTGGAGATGTGATTGGTGAAATCGAAGGCGTTGATCAGTACGATGATAGCAATGACGATGTAATGACACTGCTTGAAATGCACGTCTATGATTTGTTTGATGGGCTAGATGGCGAATCAGAGAATGACGATGATCGAGATGATAATGCAGTAGCACTGCCATATGTCATCACAATCGACTATGACAATCAAAACATTGTAAGTATTCGACGCAACTGGAAACAGGAAGACGAGCTAAAGCAACGCAGAGATTGGTTTGTATCTTACAAGTTTTTACCCGGTTTAGGTTTCTACGGCTTCGGTCTTTACCACATGATCGGTGGATTAGGTAAGGCGGCGACAGGATCACTTCGTGCATTGCTAGATAGCGCCGCGTTCTCAAACATGCAGGGTGGCTTTAAGTTGCGTGGTCGTGTCCAAGGCGGAGACATGCAGATTAACCCCGGTGAGTTTGTAGATATCGACAGCACAGTTGACGACATCAATAAAGCTATTATGCCATTGCCGTTTAAAGAGCCAAGTGGATCTCTGTTTAATTTGCTAGGCTTTATGGTTGAAGCTGGTCAGAGATTTGCAAGTACAGCCGACTTAAACGTTGGCGATGTTAATCCAAATGCACCAGTTGGATCAACAGTTGCACTAATCGAGCAGGGATCAAAGGCATTTAGCGCGATACACAAGAGACTACACTACGCGCAAGGCCAAGAGTTTAAACTACTTGCGGCTCTAAATGCTGAGAATCTACCTGACGAATTTACTTTCTCACAGGCTGGAGCTTCAGATACAATATATCGATCTGACTTTAATGATCGAATTGACATCATACCAGTAAGCGATCCAAACATATTCTCGACAGCCCAGCGCATTGCACAGGCACAAGCTGTGTTAGAAATGTCACGATCTGCGCCACAGTTCCATAATTTATATAATGCATACAAGCGCATGTATGAGGCGCTCAGAATACCAAACATCGACGAAATCTTAGAGAAGCCAGCGGAAGCTGTGCAGATGGATCCAGTTGATGAAAACATGAGCGTTATGTATGGCAAGCCAATCCGCGCATTCCCAGAGCAGGATCACGATGCACACATTGCGGTTCACATGCAGTTTATGCAAGACCCATCACTGGCAGGCAATCCAGCGGCACAAAAAACAATGGCTCCAGTTCTTATTGCTCACATTGCTGAACACATTGCATTGCTATATCGACAGCGTATGGAAGAGGGCATCAATATGGAAATGCCTCCACTGCCAGACTTCAAAGATCCTAAGTTTAAGTTCAATGATGTTGACCCAGAGATGGATCGCTTGATTAGCCAACGTGCGGCTCAAGTTGTTCAGGCTTCACCGCAGATGAAACAGATCGAAGCTATGAAGGGCATGATGGGAGGCCAACAAGGTCAAGGCCAAGGCAATCCACTGCAAATGGCAACTGAACTTGCTAAACTTGAAACCGAGGCACTCAAGGCTCGAACACAAGCACAAATTCAGGCGGATCAGGCCAAGGCTAAATCTAACATCGAGATCAAGCAGGCTGAAGCGCGACAGGACATGGAAATTGAAATGGCGAAGGCACAAGCTGACATGCAGGCTAAGATTGTTAAACTAGAGGCGGAACTACAGCTTGAGCGAGAGAAAAACGCGGCTAAGATACAAATGGAGGCAATGAAGAATGTACCCACCATCATATAATTTGCCACCTATTAATCCTGCGGCTTTTGGCGGATTACCGCAAGAAAGACCACAGGGTGCGCCCCCACCGAACTCCCAAGGTGGGGGTCAGCAACCACCAATGGATATGAACAAATACCTAATGGATAAAGTGGCTGAGATTAAACGGCGTATGGGTGGAGGAGATATGGGTGCGTTAAGTTCTATTGCATCAGCTATGCCACAAGCTCCAACAAATCCACAGCCACAACCAATGAGGGCGTAATGAAAGAAGAATACAGACCCAACGCTTTGCTTGACGCTTATGCGGATATAGACCTTACAGAATTTAACCTGCCTTTTTCTGGTGGTATCAATTACACCACTAGCCCTGATGGCTCTAGGGCAGAGATTGATCTCAATAAAACATTTGAAGGTGGAATGGGTTCGGTCACGCCATCAATTGGTTACACCGAAGAAAATTCTGTTGACAGTAAAGTAAAATCATATCGAGCTGGTCTGGACGCAGATTATAAAATTGGCGAACTAGACCTTACAGGTTCACTATTTGGTCAGAGAGATAACTTTAATGGCGTAGACGTTGGGACATTCACTAAAATAGGATTAGGAGCAAGGATGGGCATGTTTGATGTTTTTTTAAATCAACAAAAGCAAACTGGCTATGAACCAGATTATTATGGCAGTGTTGGAATTAATGTTGGTAATAATTCTCGTTTGCAGTATTCTGACAGCAACAGAGGCGATCCCACGGTTAGCTTTAATTACAATCGGAAGTTTTAATAATGAACAAACTTTTCTCAACTATGAATATTAAATCTCCAGTCTTTATGTGTTTTGGGGGTGAAGGTGCTACGTCAGGTGGTAGTTCTGGTGATGGCAATAGAGGGTCTAGCTCTAACGTATCATCGTTTGCTACGTCTAACAGCGTAGACTTATCACCTGATAATCGTGATGATCCGTATGTAAGAGATAGTAGTGGTAGCGCTGTTAGAGATGGTAACGGCAACCCAGTAATGACTGGTAGGGGAGTGCAGGCACGAACTAACCGTAATAACGATAACAGGGATTTAGCTACTCAAACACGGAATAGTCCTTTTGTGAATCCGACCACAATGGCATCTCAATTAAAGCCAGAAAGTCTTGAGCGTATTGCGAGAGAACGGACTTACCAAGCTCCTACAGGGCCTACGCAATCAAATCTTATTGAAGTACGAAAAATTGATCAAGAACAATACCCAGACATTGGGCTTGCTGGTAATTATAAAAATTTTACAACAAACGTAGTAGACTATGCAACTGATGCGCTTAATAGCGTCAATCCAGTAATGCAATCACCGCGCCCACGAATGCGCCCAGATAACTTAGGCGTCGATCCAGTATCTATGAATAGCAATGTCGGCGCACTTAGTAATGTTGCTAACGCTCCTACATTTGCAACGCGTATAGCAGATTATACTGGCCTTGAGAGAACATATAATACAATGGCAGAGGAACAAGCTAACTTCTTTACACCGAATGATGGCGCGTCATACGTTCGTGGTCAGCTTGTCGATGATGCGACAGGTCAGCCAATAAGAGCTGGTGGCATGACATCTACTGGCAATAAAATTGGTGGCTATATGGATAATGTGAAAAACAATCTTGAAAACTTCCGTGGCCTTGGTGGAGCGCCAATATTAAATTCAAGCAGAGAAACATTTGCCAATATGATAACACCGGGAGATAATGCCGCTTATGTAAATGGTCAGTTAATCAACACTTTAACTGGTGAATCTCTACAAGGTGGTGGCTACACTTATGATGCTGAAGGTAAAAATCCACAATACATCTACGGCGTATCTGATGACTACAGCAACAACCTACAAGTTGATACAACTGGAATGACTGATATTGAGGCGCGATCCGCAATAGCAAATCAAGTAATGCGGAGAAACATTGCGCCGAGTGACTCAGCATATTTTGGGTCATTTATACCGAGTATAATCTCTCCAATGTTTGGCGGTAAAATGGGTGAGCAGATGTTGGAAGGTGGAATTAAAGGTAGAAATTCAATTGTAGATAAACATACTGCGGCTTTGGAAGCTGGAGCTAGGCCAGTATACAACGAAAAAAATGAGTACGTTGGATATGATGCAGGGCAAGGCACTGTAGATTATGATCTAGATAGTTATGAAAGACAATCTACACTTCCTACTGACCAAGATACTACTCGTATGGGTGGAGATGACGATATCAATGACCAAGTTCGGGAGGCGCGGCGGAACCCAAAAGGAAACCCAGAAGAAAACCCAGACGTAAATCCAAACGCAGAAGCAGACGCGCTGGCTATTTCC